GGGATCATCACGCGCAGTTGTTCTACGGTCAGCAGGCTCATCTAGGGGCTCCTATTCGCACCACGAGGACTTGGCCTCGCCTTTGTATGGACGGGCTAGGCCCGCGGATATCAGGCTCTCAGCGAGGCTCTGGTGGTCCAGATGGACCTCACCCAGAACCCGGCCACCGTACTTGTCCCACTTGAGGATCACGACATCTACCTCGAGGGCGTTGTCCACAGCGTTCTTGGTGAACGCGCTGGCCTTCTTGGCAAGGGCAGCCTCGGCATCGCACTGTGCGCGAGGTGCCTTCTCGGGCGTATCGATGCCCATCACCCGGATCGACAGCTTGGGCGGAAGGGGCGACGGGAGAAAATCCACCGCAATCTCCACCGTATCGCCGTCGATGACCCTAGTGATCTCGTAGGGCGTAGAAAACGCAGGGGTTGCTGACAAGAGCAGGGCAACGAGCCACCTCATTTCTTCGGTCTCTTGATCGGCACCTTCTTGGTGATTGCACCAAGCACAGCTTCTTGCGCCATGTCCTTACCCATGCCGCCGAGCAGGTCACCGACGTTGCCAGTGGCGGCAACCTTGATGGCGTTCTCCACCGGATCAGGCAGGTTCACCTTATCAAGCACTGCGTCCACGGCCTTCTCTTTGAGCTTGCGGCCAACAAGCATGCCTACGATGCGACCGATCATTCGGTGTACTCCTGTGCCGGGGGCTCGTCATTGCCGCCCTTATTGCGATTGTTGCCTGCGGCCATCACACCACCGAGAGCACCCACGATGAACGAGGCGATGGGGGTCAGCAGCTCGAAGAACTTGCGGTCGTTCTCGCTCGACTCGCCGAGAGGCTGGGTCACGAAGACGAGGCTATAGAGGATGGTGAAGATGGTCCCGGCCAAGATCACCACCAAGGCGCAGCCGATGAAGTAGCGCAGCTTGGCTTCCATCATTTCTGGGTCGTTCTTGCTCATTGCGAGGCTCCTGTCAGGTCAGTGGCGCACATGCCAGTGCGGAGGCAAATGGGAGGGGTGCACTCAAGCGCAGCCCAGTTCACGGGGTCTTGGCAGGGGTAGCGATAGAACCCGTCACCAGACAGGTAGAAGATCGCACCCAAGGCGGCGATGAAGCCCAGCCAAACAAATCTCTCAAGTTTCGTCATTGCATCGGGTTCCTTATGAGGTCGTCCATGGCCTTCCATAGGTCCTCGATCTCGGCGTCGTACTTCTCCAGCTTGCCCTCAAGGCCGCTGGTCACGCTGTCAGACTTCTCGACCATCGACCTCAAGGCCATCAACTCTTTCTGCTGCTCAAGGATCGTCCCCATCTGGGTCGAGATTGCCGACAGCTTCGGTGCAAGGCCCCGGACGTCGTTGTCCTGTATGGCCTGCTCCAGAGTTTGCACCCGGCTCTCAACGCCCAAGACGCCATCCACGCTCTCCTCAACGGCCCAGAAACGGTTGACGGTATCGTAGCCCACATAAATCGTGCCGCTCAGGCCAGACAAGACAGGGAGGGCGGCGGCAAGCCACCAACCCTTCACGTCGAAGCCTGCGATCCTCAGGCCGTTGGTTTCAGCCTCTTCGCTCACGAGCCGTACCCGGCAGCGTAGACATCAGACAGCGTCACGGTGTCAGCGCCGAGCAGGCCTTGCAGGCCGATGCCGAAGACGTTGGTGGCACTGATGTTCATGATGTCAGCCGTGGCCGAGTAAGCCACCGTCGCGCCGTAGAGGCTTGTCCCGCTGTTGGCCGCGTAGGAGTCAACTGTCCCGGTCATGGTTGCGTTGCGGGACGCAGCCAAGAATGCACCAGCATCTCGGGCGTAGGTCTGCACAGCGCCGAGAGCGGTGTTGTAGTTGCTCACGTCGGCGGCGGTGATGGTCATGTCGTTGTTTGTCAGGACGGACTGGAAGGCCAGCTGCTCTTGCACCGTGTCAGCCTGCGCCGCCATGTTGGCCACCGCCTGCACTTCCATCAGAACTGCAGTTGCGGCAACGAGGTTATCGACAGCCGAATCGAGATTGACCATTGCCGCGTCGTGCTGATCTTGAAACAGCATCTCAGCGCTGTAGTAGGTCGCGTCGATCACCCCCTGAATGTCAGAGTTGTAGTCGAGACGCATCTGCTCAGTGATGGTCGCATCGCCCATGACGCCTGCGGCGATGATGTCCCCGTTTCCAGCGCTGTAGACCGCGCCAGCCGTCAGGCTCTGGGCCGCGCTCAGTTGGTTAAGGATCGACTGGGCTGACCCCTGAAGGTCCGTCATCGTCGGATCGGCGTGAGCGGCGGAAGCGCTCAGACAAAGTAGGGCCGCTGCTTTCTTGAGGTAGGACATCGGGAAGCTCCTCTCCCATGAATAAGAAGGTGTCCCAGAAGGACTGATCCTGCGAGTATCCTACCACATAGGTGCCGGGGTTGTCACGCATAGCCATGTAGCCCTCACGCCCCACCAAGAGCTTGCCTGTCTCAAGGGAGTAGATCGGGCAGGGCGTTGATGCTAATGCCATAGCTTTGAAGATTTCCGGGTTTTCGCACATGACCGCGATGCCGCTGACCTGCAGGCCCAGACCGCCCTGTTCCTGTGGTGTGCCGAGCAGCCTTGCGTCCTTGCGGCGGTTGCACTCAGGGTCCTGCTCCATCGTGCCCTCGGCGCGTCCAAAGATGCTGATCTGGAAGGCTTGCTGGTATGGGATCAGGCAGGAGTCGTTGCCGCCACCACCCATGACTGTCGGAGCAGCAGCCGTTGGCACGGGCGTGGAGAAGGGCGCGGACCCGGCACCATTGTAGTTCCTCGTCTCGGTTGTGGAGACGTTGCCACTGTCGATGGTGGAGTTGGTGTTTCCGCTGTTGGTGTTCAGGTCGCCCGTGACTTGGGCGGTGGATGGCAGTGCCATCAGTAGATAGAGCAGAGCGCCCCCATAACGTCCCGCGTGTCGCCAGAGCATAGCAGCTCGTTGGCCGCGTCTCCGTGCGCCATGTAGTACAGGGTCTCTGCGTTCTGGCGGATTTCGCACTGGCGGTCACCTTTCGGGCAGGCCGTCGTGTAGGCCACTGAGGACACAGTAACAGGGCCGCATCCAGCGACCAAGAGGACGAGGGCCAGCCTCATCTGCTAAGGCTCCGCATCAGTTCGTCGATCTTTTTGTCGAGGTTGTCCAGCCGCGCGATGACCCGGTTCATGTCGGTGTGCATATCGGCCCGGGTGACGTAGTCACGGGCCACCTCTTCGCGTGTGCGGTTGAGCAGGATTTGCAGCCGCTTCACTTCCTCAACATGGTTCTTCAGCACCCAGCCGATGAGGCCGAGTGCTGCGCTTAGACCGAGACTCCAGAGCATCTCGGTCGTCATTTTACCACGGCGTCCCGGTCAGGGTGGCAGGAGCCTTCTGGGCTTCGATCTGGCTCTGCAGAGAGGCCTCCGTCTCGGCCTTGTCCACTGAACCCCAGACCCACGCCAGCACGTCGGCTTCGGTGAGGCTGGCATAGGGCTTGAAGCCGGGAGCGGTGGCGTCAGGGGTGAAGCCTGCGGTGCCATAGGACGAGGCACTGTGGTCACCCTCAACGGCAGTCACAGTCCAGTGAGCAACCGTCACGCCACCATCAGCGGCATTGCGGTCGAGTTGGGAAATCTTCCAAGTAATAGTCGCGGTCATTCTGTTTCTCCTTGTGCCAGCGAGGCGGTGAGCATGTTGACGAAGGCATCACGGCCAACCTGAAGCTGGTCAAGGTTGAACCGTGTCGAACCGATCTTGCGGTCCAGATCAGCGATGTGATTGATGAGCATCTTCTGCTCGTCCGTCAGCTGGTCCTCAGTGTAGTCCACGTCATTGATCGTGATGGTTTGGGTTTGTTTCTGTGCCATCGTGATCCTCCTTTCAGGGGGTTAGGGTTAAGCGAGGCGGTAGATAGTGTAGGTGTTGGTAGCGGTCTTACGCACCCGGAACAATCCCGAGGCAGCAGCAGCGACGGTCATGCCGCCAACCAGAGTAAGTCCAGTGGCTGTCCCAAGAGTAACCACTCCAGAACCAGTGTTGATAACGGAGAAGTCGAAGGACATATCCGTCGGGAAGGTGGCTGGAACGCCGCCCTCAATGTTTGTGCCTGTCGGCATAGTCAGCGTGGCCAGAGCGCCCGTATACTGGATGATGCCCGTCAGCAGTTCCGCAATGGTGAGCGTTGCCGCAGCACTCTCCACACTCTGGGCGGGCTGGTTCTTGTAGACCACACCAGTAGTAACAGTTGCACCAGTAACGTGGAGCGGGGTAATAGGGGAGGTGTTGCCAATGCCTACGTTGCCCCCAAACAAAACCGTGAGTGCGGTAGTAGAGCCATCTCCACGGCTCACATAGAGGCTGTTTGCGTCTGACCAGATACTGTAGGGATTGCCGCCCGAGTTTTGGAGCCTAATCCCGCCAGTGGCACTTGCAGTACCCTGAATATGCAACTTTGTAAGGGGGCTGCTTATCCCAAGGCCTACGTTGCCCGCAGAGTCGATACGCATACGCTCTGTAGCAGCGTTGAGGGTGGTGCCTGTGGTGCCTGCAGCAGACGTGCTAAATGTAAGTGCCCCGCCTGCGCCAGTACCAGTACCGCGTCCAGCTTGAATGTTTAGAGCTGCCCCGGTGATGTCCGTTCCAGAGCCACCAGTTGCCCGCAAGAACCCTGCCGCTGGGCTGGCCGCAGTATCCCCATTGCCGATGACCAAGGCACCCGCAGCGGTGAGTCGGAGCCGCTCAGACAGGGCAGTGTCAGCGCTAGCGGTCTTTGTTGCGAAGACAACATCACCAGATGCGCTCCCAGAGGCGTTGCCGACGATGTGCCCAGAAATCGCAGCCCAACGACCAGTATCCGTATCAGCCGCAGCCCACACAATCTCGCCACCGTTTCCGACAGTAGATGAGTTGGATTGCAGAAGTACCCTGTTGCCCTTGTTGCCAAGAGTTGTTCCGGTGGTCGTGGTGGAGACACTGGTCAGGGTGGGGGTGGCTGCTTGTAGGCTCAGCAGTGACGCGGGGCTGGTCGTCCCAACCCCCACGTTGCCCGTAGAGGTGATCCTCATACGTTCGGTGCTGTCGGTCTGAAAGATCAGAGTGCCAAGAGAGCCAGAAGACCGGGCGTTAAGGAGGCTGCCAGAGTCGTTTGCACCCCCGATAATCGCCGTGCTGATCTCAAGCCCGCGACCAGCAAGGTTCCCAAAGCGAGCCTGCAGGGCGTTGATTGAGGCCCCAGTCACATCAAGGCGGGCTGCGGGAGAACTTGTCCCGATCCCCACGTTGCCCGAGGAGTCGATACGCATACGCTCATTGGCATCCACCGCAAGAGTGGCAGCATCCCTAGTACCAAAGACCAGAGCCGTGTCAGGCACTGTAGACTCAGACAGGGCAGAGATATAGGCCCCAACACCCGCGCCGGGAGCAGAAGCATCGGTCCCGAAGAACTCGATTGTGCCAGACGGCTGACCTGCGAGTGAAGTGGTGTCCGTATCAGCAATTCTGATAGTGGCGGCAGTTCCAGAACCCGTGTACATGGTCGCAGAGGCCACTGTCTGCAATACGCTGACCGTGTAGGTGCCCGTAGTGCCAGTGCCCGTTCCCAGTGCGGTGATCTTGGTGACCGGGGAGACGCCCGTTCCGTAGACAATGTTGCCCACAGCCAGAGTGCCAGACGTGACAGCCGTAACATCCATCGTGGTGCCAGTGATGGAGGCGGTGAACTGGGAGGTGTTGTTGGTGGTTCCAGAGACATGAAGCTGGGCTGCAGGAGTGGTCGTACCGATGCCTACGTTGCCTGCGAAGTGGTTGATGGCCGAAGAATCACCCATCCAGATTCCGAATCTGTTGGTCAGCGTACCAGTGACCGTAGGAGCATCAGCACGGATGGCGTAGTAGTTGGTCATCGTGCCCGTGGCAGAGACTGTCGGGCCGATGAGCTTAATGCCATAGCCGTTGGTGACCGTAACCGGGCCAATGGACGTTGCAGCGCCTACGCCAAAGCTGTCCACCTCGAAGCCAGAGGCGGTGGTAATAGATGATGTCAGAGCAGCAGTGCTATTTGCCAAGGCCATCGTTGATCTAACACCAGTAATGGTGGTGGTAGTCCCTGAGAAGTTGCTGGCTCTGGCCGATACGGGGACAACAAGGGACGAGACGGCAGTGTTTGGAATCCCTGCTGTGTGTCCTGCGCTGATGACCGACCCAAAAAGTTGGTTGTTTGAGTTGGATGACAGGTCAGAGGCGCTTGATCTGGTGGCGCTGATCTGGGTACCAATCGAGAACAGCCTTGCCGTAGAGCTAGACGACGTATAGAGGGGGTTCACGCGTATGCCGTGCAGACTCAGCGGGTTAGAGCCGCCAGTCGCAGTAACCGCTCCAGTGGGGTTAAAAACCCCCCCGTTGACTGTCAAATCAGTCGTCCCGTCAGACGTGTAAGCTGGTACGATATTCAGCGTGGATAAGAACGAAGTGTTGGCACCTGTGCCGAGTTGGTAGGGGTAAACGCCATACCCAGCAGCAACAATGCCACCGCCCAAGCTTGTCGAGGTGAAGTCCACAGTGGTCCCAAACAGCGAGTTGCCACTGGAGGTGATACGCATACGCTCAGAGCCGCTCGTCTCCACCGTCACGGTGTCAGCCGCCGGGAAGCGAATGGAGGTGTTGGTGTCGCCAGCGTGGACGATCTTGTCGGCAATGGTCACGTCGCCAGTGGCTTCGACCGTTGTCCCAGTGATGGCTGCAGCAGATGTCCCACCGATGACAGTGCCGTCGATGGTGCCGCCCGTGATCTTCACCGAGCTCATGGCGAAGTCGTTGGTGATGTTGACGACCGCTGCGCCCGCGCCTGCGCCGTCAGAGTAGATTATCGCGCTGTCGCCCGTAGCGATGGTCACGTTGCCGCCGGAACCCTGAGTAAACACCACGCTCTGGGCGGTGGTGTTCCGCACGAAGTAAATCTTCTGGGCATCGCTGGGTGCGATGGTGATCGTGTGGGTGCCGCTCGGGGTCCCGCCAAGTACCAGCAGCTTGTACTGGCCGTCGGACAGTGCGCCGTCGGACGTGGTCAGAGTCGATGAGGTGCCGCTCAGGGACAGCGCAATCGAGCCGTTGATGGCCCGGTCGAGAATGTCCATGTTCTCGTTGACGACATCACCCCAGACGCCATCGAGTTCGCCATCGGCGGGGAGTTCGATACCGAGGTTAGTTGTGTATGTGCTGGGCATTGCTCATCCTCACGCGGCGACTGGGGTCCAGACCGTAGGCGGCGCTGGCTCAAGGGTTGTCCATGAATTTATAACACCCGGATCGACGTCCGTCCATGACGAACCCGGAGAAGGCAAGACGTCAGACCAAGATGTCGGTGGCGCTGGATTCAGTGGGTCCCACGCAGTTCCGGGACCGGGGACGATCTGGCTCCAGACAAGAACGACGCCGACGGCTCCGGCGGCCGAGACACCAGTGACTTGAACGTCAGCGCCAGCCTCGGGGACCACAGTCCCTACAGCCGTGCTGGCTGAGACCCCAGTGACCTCCGCAATCGTCGGAATGATGATCACCACGTCGCCTACAGCGCCTGAGGCGGCAACGCCCGTGACGGCCACATCAGCGCCAGCCTGTGCGACGACATCACCCACAACACCAGAGGCAGAGACGCCAGTTGGCAGAATGAGGGCAGAGCCTGAGACGACAACGTCGCCCGCCTCTCCGGTGGCTGATACCCCCGTCGGCTCGACAATCGCCCCTGCGGCCACTGTGACAGAGCCTACAGCGCCAGATGCCTCAACGCCCGTGACGGGTACGTCAGCCCCGGCACGAGCGATTACAGTTCCAACTGCGCCAGACGCAGAGACTCCGGTAGGCAGAACAATGGCGGAGCCCGTGACAACAACTGTGCCGACGGCACAAGTAGCGGCTACGCCTGTGGGCTGTACAAGGGCGGTGCCAGTGACGGTGACAGCGCCAATTGCGCCAGTGGCAGACACGCCAGTGACGATGACGGGGATTGCCTCACCCCACGCCCCAGAGGACCACGCACCACGGCCCCAGCCTGTAAGGGTCGTGTTGGCCATGGCCGCTCCTTACGCGATGCGGATGATAGCGTTCGAGGCGTCTGCTACGGGGAACTGGATGGTGAAGGTGCCTGCGGTGGAGATTTTGTCTCCGCCGAAGTCCAGCACCACCACAGACGGGTTGGTGTAGGTGTGCGCCGGAGTCGTGTTGTAGATCAACGCACCGCGGGCCGTGATGGTCGCAGAGGTAAACGACAGATCGTCAAAGTCGGTGAACGCCGTGGTTCCCGACGTGGTCGGGCTGATGTTCACGAGGGTGCCGCCGCCAGCCGAGTAGCTCCCCGAGTTTGCCACCTCGTTTGAGGACGAGTATGCGGTGGTGGTCGCGTCAAGGGTGGCAGAGTTCGTGTAAAGCGCCAGCTTGAAGGTGTCGCCACCGCTCGAACGGAAGTCGTGAGCGCCCTCAAGGAGCTGGTCCTTGAAGGAAGTGCACATGTAGTTGCCGCTGAATGGCATCTCAAAGTCTCCTGATCTGTTGAGCCACGTCAGTCGCCCCGACCTGCTCGAGCTTAGCCACGACCGACTCCCGGTCTTCTCTTGCCGCCATCTTAACATAATGCAGGACAACTGCCAGCATCTGATCCTTGAAGGCCCTAGCCTGCATTGCGATCTCCGGAGGAGCCGATTCTGACACGCTCATGAGACGATCAACGCACAGCTCAGCAACCTGCTCTGGCGTGTGACCACCGTTCGATGAGGTCATGACGTTGACGACGCCCGGTGATGCCGAACCCACAAACATCAGCGTCCAGCTCCCGATCCGGGCATGACTCCATCTCGGTAATCATCACGCTTGGACCTGATGTCAATGCCAAAGAGGTTCGACATGGCGTCAGAATAGCGCTGCTCATACAGCTGGATCATGTCAGGGTCGCCCTTGAGGTAGGTGTACGCCTCCACCAGTGAGCCATACAGGAGGGCTGCGCTTGCGTTGTTGCCAAGCCAAGAGGTGCTGGTGGTCACAATCGACGCCGGGTCATAGTAGTAGTGAAGCTCGACGCCATACGATGCATCTGGCGTGGGGCCGAGGATGAAGTTCCCCTCCGTCACGCCAGTTTGATCGCCGTTGAACTGCGAGTAATACTTCGGCAGCCCCGTCACGGCTGGGAAGGGGTAGGACTCCCGTATAAAGCTGACATCCTTGTCGTACAGGTAGGAGTAGCTCCCGTCCGCCTTGATCACAGCGATGGAGAATACCGACAGGAAGTCGGACGGACGGGCTAGGTACTGGTTCCCAGACGTCATGCTTGCCGTGACGTTCTTGCGGAGCTCGGGTATCTGCACGGAGCGATAGATGCGCTCCTCTGCCTGACGTACAAACGTGGGAATGTTGGCGACGAACGATGTCTCGCTCGTCTCAAGGTAGTCCTGCAGGTACTGCGAGAGCTCCGCGTAGTTCATGGGTCACCCAGAAGTTCTATTGAACTTATTCTTTGTACTTGCCGCCCATCTTGGCAGCGCCCATACCGCGGCACTTACCACCCATGGCCATCTTTTTAACCCGGCCACCCTTCTTCATACCGGGGGGCTTTGGCGCGGGGGCGGGGGCACCACCCGATGGAGCCGGACCAGCAACGGGAGGCTTGCCCATGGCGGGCTTGCTCATGGCGGGCTTGCTCATGGTAGGGGGGCGCGATCCGCCAGCACCGCCGCCCATGCCAGCACCCATTTTGCTTGGGGAGCCGCCCATGCCGCGTGGTCCACGCGGGCCTTCCATGTCACGAGCAGGCGCACCACCCATAGCGGGGCCACCCACGCCGCGAGAAGACTTAGGCATGGAGGGAGGAGCGGAGCGTGTGGGCCCGACTCTATCGGGACCGTCGCCCATGCCACGAGGACCCTTGACGCCTTCCATGTCCCGCGAACCGCGTGGACCGCGTGGACCGCGTGGACCGCTCATTTCGCGAGGAGGCTTTGGAGGCTTTGGAGCGCCCGTTCCTCGGCCACCGCCGCTAGTGCTGCCCATGCCCGGACGAATAGAAGCGGGTTTTCCGTCCAAGGCCGGACCGCGGGTCTTTCCCGGCGACTTAGTGCTGATCGGTGGCTTGCTACCAGCCGACATCGGGCGTTTGGGTTGCATGCGCATAGTTCTGCTCTCCTTATGTTGTGACCACGGTCACGGTTCCTACAGACGATATCATGTACTGCGCCGGATTCCAAACGGGGTTCCACCCCCAGAGGGCGTTGGATTCCAGAATTGCAGTATCTGGCCGTGGGTCATACAGGGACTGAGGGTCGTTGACCTTGACCTTGCCCAAGAAGTTCTGCGGCTGATCCGGGTCACGCACATCCCTACCGACGCGAAACCCCGTGCGCTGGCCGTTCTGGTACTCATAGACGAGGTCGCTCAGGGGGTACCTGCGACCAGTCCTGTCGCAGAACCCGAACGCCTTGCTGCCCCTTGCATACGCCATCAGTAGCTCCACGGGCTCATGGGTACGAACGACACGGACGAGCGATCACGATCCTCGTCAGCCGCAAGGGCAAACTGCTCCTCGTATGCTTGCTTCAAGGACGGGACCATGGGCTGAGCGGCTGGCTTCTTCGAAGCGATGTAGTAGGCAAGGCCCGCTACAAGCGCAGGAACGAAGCGTGGGGGCACCATCGTGGCCTCACCACCGATACCGGACGCCAGACCGTCAATGCCCTTCAGGCGATAGTAGAAAAGCGTGTACGGCATAGTCGTGTCAGGGATAGGCCACAGCGTCACCTGCGTGGACGTGGAGAGGCGCTGCACGAAGATTTGGGTCGGCCTGCCTGTGATCAGCTTATTGGTCTGCTGAGCGTAGGTTGACACCGAGATGCGCTCTAGGAACGTATCGGTCTGGTTCGCTCCGGTGCCAGTGCGGAGCTGATGCTCGATCAGATCGATTGTGCCAGTGGGCATCGTGTAGGACGCCGTGCCGGGGGTCAGGACCTGAGTGCCAGACTCAATGGTGAAGAGGTTCAGGCCCCTGTTGGCCCACTCCAGCGTCATGATGTTGAGGCTGCGACGTGCGGTCTTCAGGTCATACCCTGAGCGCATCTCAAGGCCAGCCCTCTCAAAGGCCTCCTCGAAGAGTTCCGGCAGATCGGGTACGATGACGGCCATGGCTTAGTCCCTGAATTTCGCGGTCTTCTTTGCGATGCGCTTTGGCTGAGCCACGAACTGCTTACCTTTGGCGGTGCCCTCGCGCTTGGCTTTGGTGGTCGCAGCATACTCCGATGACGTCAGCGCGTCACGCGCCTTCTTCGGAAGGTAGCGCTCGCCAGTGGCCTTTGGCCCTTGGGTGGACGGCTTTCCGCTCTTGGTGCCCCAGTCCTCTTTCCCCCACTTACTGAGGGACTTCTGGGCGGCGGTCTTCTCCCCGCTGTAACCGCCACCCTTCTCCTTGTAGATTTTACCAGCGAGCTGCATGGCACGGGCGGAGTGCTTCCCACCCATCTTGGCCTTGGCTTGCGCCTTGGACTGCTCCCACAGCTTCTCGTTGGTGCGACCCATGGTTACTTGAAGCCCTTTGAGCACTTAGCTGCGCGGGCGCAGCTTCCCGGGTTTCCGCACTGTCGGCACGGGGTGAAATACGCGGCCTGTTCGACCGCGGTTGTGTCCGCCTGTGCCGCT